TCAATTCGTTACTATAACAAGTTGACTCCATTTGGAGAGAGAAGAATCATTGCTCCATCAACATTCGGTCTACCAGATCCAGTTGTACCAATCTTTGAGAAGTTAAGAAAAGAAAAGGATAATTGGTTCGTTGCCAAGAATCTTCAAGCTCAGGAAAAAGTTTATGCTCTGTTGATTGACAGAGCAGCAGAAGAACTTGGTCCTCAAGTTTGGGAAATGGCAGCAGAAGTACGCGACGAAGTTTACAAGATCTTTGTTCACAAAGATAATGTTGACGAAGACATGACAAGCCCTGATTCTGGTTATGATTTTACCTTGACTGTTTCTCAGAAACAAAACGATGGTAAACCAGTAACCTTCAAAGGACAACCAGTAAAGAGCTATTCTTTCCAAGCAAGAAAAAAGTCAAGTAAACTTTCTTCTGCAAAAGCAAAAGCAGATGCTTGGTTGTCTTCAATTCCAAACCTTGAAGAATACTTTAAGGCACAACTGATGTCAGTTGAAGACATTGAGTTAAAAGTTCAAACCTTTATTGACGATCTGATCGCTCAGACCGAAAATAGTGGAGATGCACAGCCTGGAATAAATAACTCTGTAGCAGAAAAAAACACTGCTACAAGAGGTCCATCACAGACCCAGGCAGAAAAAACAACCTTTGACTCTGTGTCAAAGATGTTTGAAGACTCTTCTGAAGAAGGTTCAGAAGCATCATCTGACGAGTAATTCGCCTTTCACAAAATCATAAAATCCTTGAAGTTCTTTGTGGTTAAATCTGCAAAGAACTTTTTGGTATTGGATATAAACATATGGCGAAAAACAAAAAGATTCCAACCTGGAAAGGTTACTTGTCCTTAAAAACTGGTAATTTCTATACTACACCAATAAGTGAAGGAAGTTATTCGTTAGTTGGTGGAAAATATGTTCCGTCTCCAAAAGAAGACGAATATTTTCTTGAATGTCCAGCAGACTATACTTTTTACACAGTCGTTCTCATTGAGAGTATAACAAGTTCTGGTGTTTATATGTTGAACGTTTCAACTGGCAGCACCTTTTTAATGAGAAAAGTAGATTTTGTTGATATGTTGTCCAAGATAACAATTTATAAAAACAAAATCGTTGGAAAATTTGGCCTTAAAAAATCAAACAAAGTAACAATCGTGTACGTTGGGGAAGAATAAAGAATTAATAAAATCATGGCAAGACCTAAAAAAACACAATCATCATCTGAAGAACTAACAACACAATCATCATCATTAACACAAGACAACACTGCTGACATGGTTGGCGACTTTGCTGCCGACCTTATGAAACAAGTAAACAAAGAGGTTGGACAAAAAATCATGTTCAATCTTGGAGCAGGGGATGCCCCAACACTTGTTCATCGTTGGATTTCAACTGGTTCAAAGCAACTTGACTATATTATTGGAAATATAGCAAAAGTTGGAGGGGGATTACCAGAAGGAAGAATTATTGAAATTCAAGGTCCAACTGGCTGTCACCGAAAAGGAGATAAAGTTCTAACATCAACTGGACAAGAAGTTGAAGTTCAAAATGTTAAAGTTGGAGACCAACTCCTCGGACCAGACGGTTCACCAAGAATGGTGTTAAATCTTGTTCGTGGCCAAACAAAGACCTGGAATCAAATTATACCAGTCAAAGGTGGTCAAAAGTACACCGTTAATGACGATCACATTTTATCATTGAAGGAATCGTCCAAGAACAACATCAAAGAAATTTCTGTCAAGGATTATCTGGAACAGAACAAAACATACAAACACGTACACAAGCTGTATCGTGCAGGAGAAATTGACTTTGGCAATGTGACAAGTCATTCACTTCCAATTGACTCTTACATTCTTGGGATTTTAATTGGAGATGGTTCTCTGTCTTCAAACAGAATTGAACTCACGACCAACGATTCAGTTATCAACGAAAATTTTTCAAATTACGTTCAGTCGTTTGGAAATGGTGTTTCAACTCATGTCAAGCAAAAAACAAGCGCAGTTGGAATCTATATCAGAAAAAATGGTTTGACAACCAACCACATTCAAAATCACTTGAATGACTTGGGATTGCTAAACACAAAATCTGGTACAAAGTTCATACCAACAATCTACAAAACTTCCTCTGTAAATCAGAGATTGGAGCTTCTTGCTGGACTGATAGACACTGATGGTCACTACAACAAAAAAGGCTGTTTTGACTACGTGACAAAATCTGAACAACTTGGGAGAGACGTTGCTTTTGTTGCAAGAAGTTTGGGTTTGTGTGTGTCTGTCTCTGACAAGATCGTTGATGGACAAACTTACAAAAGACTGACAATTTCTGGTAACATTGAAAAGATTCCAACAAAACTAACCAGAAAACAAGCAACTGTTAGATTGCAAAAGAAGAATCCACTTGTTTCTGGATTTGAAATTAACAGAATTGCTCTTAGTCAAAGTGAAACTTTCTATGGATTCACTCTGGATCAAGACAATCTGTACTTGACAGATGACTTCACAGTGTTTCACAACTGCGGCAAAAGCCATATAGCTTTTGAGATTTCAAAAAACACTCAAAGGGCTGGTGGTTTGGTTGTATATGTTGACACTGAAAACGCAACATCAATTTCCAACTTACAGCAAATTGGAATCAACGTAAAGAAAAACTTTGCCTTCGTGCAAACAAGTTGTACAGAAGAAGTTTTCAAAGTAATTGAAACAACAATTCTAAAAGCAAGAGAACTGAATAAAGACATTCCAGTTACAGTAATTTGGGATTCTGTTGCAAACACATCACCAAAAGCAGAACTTGAAGGTGACTACGACCAAAACACAATTGGTCTTCAAGCTCGTGTTCTTGGCAAAGGATTTAGAAAAATTACAAACGTAATTGGTGGACAACACGTTGTGTTGGTTTGTCTGCAACAACAGCGTGAAAAGATAGGTGTAATGTATGGAGACCCTTGTCTTTCACCTGATACAACGATTCAAATACGTCGTAAAATATAGGTATCGTGAACGAAGCTGTACCAACTAAGATAAGAAATCGTCAACTTGATCCTGAACATAAAAGGAAAATTTCTGAAGCACACAAAGGTGTTAAGTTCTCTGAAGAGAGAAAGGTAAACATTGGAAAAGCTAAAGAGGTTGTTCTCAATCAGGATCAAGTTGACCTTTTGTTAAAGTTGTGGGAAATCAGGTATGTACCGGAATGGTACATGTTAGAACAAGTAAACATATCAAAAAGGGTTTACGATCGCTATAAAAAGAAACTTTGCACCGTAGAACAAGTTAGATTTCTCCCACAACGCTTAACTCCAGAAAACATATCTGACACAATAAAGTTGTTTGAAAGTGGTCTATCTTGGAAAGACATAGCTTCAGAGTCAAAAATGTCCGAGAAAGAAACAGTTTCTTTCTTTAAAAAACTATCTCCACATCATCCAAACATGCAGTGGATTCAGAGACCAAGACCAGAAAAGACAGAGGAACACAAAGCAAAATTATCTCAAATACTTTCTGAGTACAATAAAAAGAATTGTTTAAAGCGAGAACTAAATCCAAACTGGAAAGGTGGAATCTCAGCTTTAGCAGATTTGATCAGAGTTTGTAGCGAGTACAAAACGTGGAGACAACAAGTTTACAAACGAGATGGATATAAATGCATTAACTGTCAGTCAAACAAAATCTTAGAAGCAGATCACATCTATCCATTTTGTTTGTTGCTGAAAGATGGGGATATAAAAACTCTAGAAGATGCAAAAGTATATCAACCACTCTGGAATGTCAGCAATGGAAGAACTCTTTGTCATGAATGTCACGTCAAAACAAAAACTTACGGAATCACAACAAAACACTATTATGGAACAAATGAACAACAATAACCATCAAACACAATACATTGAAGAACAAGTAACTTTTGCAGAACTTGCAAGAAGGCTAAACATTACGAACCTTGACGAACCAGAAGTTTATGATCTTGAAAGAGATCATGGATATGAATACCAAATCAAATCCATGAATCCCTTGACGGGAGAAGAAACCTGGGAAAATCTAGAGCAATTTGTAGTTAAGAAGAACTCACCACATCACTACCAACTGGGAAACCTTAAAGGAACTCCAGCACACAAAGTGTGGTTTAACGGAGAGTGGGTAACACTAGAGAATCATCCACAAGCAATAAAGGTTGAAGAACCAATTCAGGTCGTTGACTGTCAGGTTGCCAACACTCACACATATCTTGCAGACGGACAGATCAATCACAACACAACAACCCCTGGCGGTAAAGCTCTGCCTTACGCTTCTTCTGTAAGAATAAAAATTGGAGCAGGAAAACCACTTGTTAAAACAATTGATGGAAAAGAAAGAATTATTGGTGTTGGTGTAACTGCAAAAGTTATCAAGAACAGAATGTCTGCACCATTCCGTGAAGTAGACTTTGAAATCCACTTTGGAAAAGGCGTTAAAGAATCTGAACAAGTGTTTGATTATCTTAGAGAGTGGTGTGATAAACATCAAACCAAAGACAATGCTTGCATATTAGATGGAAAAAGAATTTCCGTTGAAGGAACTGGTGCCTGGAAAGTGTTTACAATTGCAGATTCAACAACTGGTGAAGTTCTGAAGGAAATCAAGTTCTACAAGTCAGAATTTGGTGACAAGATATTGTACAACTCACAGTTTTCAAAAGAAATGATTGCTCTGATGGATGCAGCTTATCTTCTAAAGAATGAAACACCAGAAGAACACCCAACGTTTGTTGGGCAAAATCCAAACGATGCAGATGAAGCTTTGACAGCAGAGGAGACAGATGGAAATGTTTGATGGATTTATACCGGATTTTACAACTGCTGCAAGTGCTATGAATGGAAAAGAAGTTATCTCTTTCTTGCCAACACCAGGAAATGAAAGCGCCATGTTACCTTCAAAACAACATGATTCAGATGTTGGTTTTGATCTTTACACAGATCAGATGACAGTTCTACATCCGGGAAAAGTTACAAAGGTTTCAACCGGACTGAAATATGCAGGCGTTCATCCAAAAGATCCAATGAAAATGCAGTCTAGCAGATTTTTTACAAAGATTGAAGGGAGATCTGGACTTGCAGCAAAGGGAATATTTCCTGTTGGCGGCATTATAGATCCAGACTACAGGGGAGAAGTTATGGTTCTCTTGTTTAACTCTACAGATGAATATTATATTTTAGAAGCTGGCGATCGTTGTGCTCAACTTGTTCCATATTCTCTCGTTGACGCAAGCGTAGAATTTGCTGAGTTTATTGTTCCAACCAAACGCGATGTTAACGGTTTCGGTTCCTCTGGAAAATAAAGTCTCTTCTTACAATCTCTGAAAAACCTTCGTATTTTTACTGTGTTCATTAAGAGTTCTTATTCCAAAACTCTTGCTAAAGATGAACGTCAAGAACAAAACTTCTCCCTCCATAAAAACTCTTAAAGACTGTTTCAAGCTAAAGGCAGGTTCTTTGATCTTTACTGATCCAAGGTCAAAAAATCTGTTTACTACTCAAAAAGTTTCAAAAGAAGAAAACTACAGAACTTTTACAAAAGACAGTTACAAAAGCTGTCAAGATATAAAACTTTTAATAAACAAAGACAGTGAAAAGATACAAAAACACTCATATTCAAGAAAACAAACAACAACTGGAAATTCTTTTATCGGCGCTTTCACTGGAAGGATGATTTTAACAGTTCATCTTAGTTTTTTAGATTTGTTGATTGAAGTTTTGACTATAGAAGGCAATTTTATCTGGGTTGTTCTGGAACGAATTTGGGAAGATGAAATCTATAACAAAATGGAAGACAAACAAAGGATTCTTACAATAAAGTTTAAGAGTCTCTCAGAGAGAACCAAGAGAAAAAATAAAACCACAAACCACTTCTTAACAACCCAATGTGCAGATTCCGCAAATAAACTGCACTTAATCTAAACTTGAAGAACCATAACAACTCCACAAAAGCAATAAGGACTTATTAAACAACAATGACAGAAACAGCAACAATAACATCGTATCAAGATCTGATTGAAAACTTACCAATCATAGAAAAACAACAAACAACAAGTAGTAGACCAATTGTGGTCGTTGATGGAATGAACATTTTCATTCGTCACTTTTTGGTAAATGAAAGCATGAATGCCAACGGAGACCTTTATGGAGGTGCAATTGGTTTTATAAGAGCAATTAAAAACATTGCCTTAACTCTTGTTCCAAGTAAGATGATTGTCGTTTGGGAACAGGGAGGAGCATCCCCAAGAAGAAAAAAGATCTATCCCGAATACAAAGCAAACAGAGTCAAGCAAAAAGACTTTCAAGGAATGTACAAGAATGATCGCGACGAACTCATGGCAGATTCGGAAGCCAAAGCAAAACAGTTGGCATTCTTAACCAAAACTCTAAAAAATCTCCCTGTTTTTCAAGTTTACTTGCAGGATTGTGAAGGAGACGACGTGGTTGCTTATCTGGTTAAATCTAAGTTTACACAAGAAAATTGCGACAAAATCATTGTTTCTTCTGATAAAGATTTCTATCAACTTCTGGATGATCCAAAGGTAAAAATTTGGAATCCCGCAAAAAAGAGTTTGTGCGAAGGAAAAGATGTTCTGGGCGATCCAGAATACGGAATTGCTCCAAGAAACTTTTGTCTAGCAAGAACCATTATCGGAGATCCATCAGACAACATTGACGGAATTGGTGGAATAAAGTTTAAAACTGCCTTGAAACGTTGGCCGGATCTTGCAAGAACAGACGTGGATCTTAACATTGATGACCTTTTGAACTTCTCAAAAAAACAGATTGAAATTCTCGGTAAAAAATCACCAAAGTGTTACAGTGACTTGATAGCGGGAGAAGAAATTCTAAGAAGAAACTGGCAGTTGATGTACTTAAGCTCCAACTGTTTAGCACCAACTCAAATAGAAAAGATAAACTTCCGTCTTGATGAAGAGGAAAAATTAACCTGCAACTATCTTGGTTACATCAAGTGTTTCATGTCAAATGAAATCACGGTAACAGCAGATCTTCAAAAAATCCCTCAAGATTTAAAGTTTTTATCAATCCACTAACTTTTAACAGAAAAAAACATCAAGAGATTTTCTCTTAAAAAACAACACAAGATTCTTTGCACTCGCTGGGAAACATAACGATAAGTTTATGTTTCCCTTTTTCATAAAACAACTAACAACATGACAGAAACAATTACATCCACAAACAACACAAATAACACCTTTCAAAATCTTGGTAGAACCTTTCAAGAAAAAGTTGTTCAAGCCTTGATAACAGACAGAATATGGGCTTCAGGATTTATTGAAGTCTTTGAAGGCCAAATAGATGAGTGTCTGGAATATTCAGACCTTCGCCTGTTGGCAAACAGATATGTTGAACACCACAACAAGTACAAAGAGTTTCCTTCACTAGAACTTTTGGTTTCTGTGATAAAAGAAACTCTCAAAACATCAAACGATCAAACACTGAAGACAAAAATTGTCTCATTTCTACAAAAGGTAGCAACAGGAAAAGATACTGGAGATTTAAGTTGGGTAAAAGAAAAAGCCTTCTCGTTTTGTAGACAGCAAAAGGTAAAGAAGGCTTTGCTTGAGTCTGCTGAACTTTCTGAGTCTGAAGAACAGTATGACGTGATGGTTACAAAGCTAAAGAAAGCAATCATTGCTGGTGTGCCAATTTCGGATGGTTTGAATTACAACGAAGACATTGATGCTCGTTATTCAGAGACATATAGAAGAACAATCGGAACTGGAATTGAAGAGTTGGACCAGAGAAAAATCTTGAATGGAGGTCTTGGCGGTGGAGAGATTGGAATTATCGTGGCCCCAACAGGTGTTGGAAAGTGCTGTAGAAAAGATACTAAAGTGATAGTTAAAGTCAAAGTGATAAAAAACAATGACGGAACAATCAAACTTTGGAAACAGTTGTGAACTTTGCGGTTTTGTTGGTAAAAATTTAGTTAAACATGTAACAAAAATTCATAATCTGACAACAAAAGAGTATAAAAATCAATTTCCAAATTCAAAACTGGTTTTTGTTTCTGATGCTCAAAAAATGTTGGCAAAAAGAAAAACAACAGAATGGTTTTCAAAGCAAGAAAATAAAGAAAAATATCTTCAATATCATCGCTCAATATGGCAAAAAAGATATTGGACTGAACAAGGATTATCTGACATAGAAGCAGTAGAAAAAGTTAAACAATTACAAAAAAGAAAATTTTCTCAAGAAACTCTAGAGATTTTTAAAAAACAAAGATCAGGAAATTTAAATTCAATGAGTCTTGAAAAAATAGCGAAAAGAAATAATGTTTCTTTAGAAGAAGCTAAGTGTTTAACTCCGTGCTACAAAAGAACCGGAAACAAACATCCGATGTTTGGAAAAAAACACAGCAAAGATACTTTGATAAAAATTTGCAAGAATACCCCTGTAACTTTTTTCAACAAATCTAAAGGCGAAAAAGAACTTCAACAATTTGTTTCAACTTTAATTTTTGCTGAATTTAACAAAGCCGTTGAATTTTATAATTGCGATATCGTTGTAGAAAAATTAAAATTAATTATAGAATTTTACGGTGATTATTGGCATTGCAATCCTGCTAAGTTTGAAGAAAACTATTACAACAAAAGACTTCACTCTTTGGCAAAAGAAAAATGGAATAAAGATTTTTTAAAGAAAAGTTATTTTGAAAATCTTGGTTACGAATATTGCGTCGTTTGGGAATCTGACTGGAAACATAAAAAAGAAGAGATAAAAGAAAAAATAAAATGCAAAATACAACCACAATAGAAACAGTTGAGCTTGAGTTAAGTTTTGATGAACTATTTCAAATTTTCGGACATGATTTGATTTCTGACTCAACCTTAAACGTTCAAAAATATGATCTACAAATTCAAACAGACCTTGGATTCAAAAAAATAAATGCACTTTATTCAACTCCAGAATATGAAGTTTATCGTTTAACGGCACAAAACAGTGTTGGCGACAACTTTGTTCTTGACTGTGCAGATAAACATCTTTTAGCAAAATCAAGCAAAGAATGGGATTTTGTCACAAATCTTAAAACAAATGATGAAATAATTCATGAAAACGGAATTTTAAAAGTTAAAAGTTTAAAGCTTTTGTCTTCAAAACCAGAAGTCATGTGTGATGTTGAGGTAAGAGATATTCATCGTTTTTATGCGAATGGATTTTTATCCCACAACACCCACACTTTGATTCATTTTGGAGCACAAGCATTGCTGAAAGGTAAAAATGTGTTTCATTATTCATTTGAATTGAATGAAAGAGTTACAGGAATCAGATATGACTCACACCTAACTCAAATTGCATCTACAGACTGTCTTGACCACAAAGCTGAAATTAAGTCATTCTTTGAAGCCAACCCAAATCTAGGAAGACTTATCATCAAGTATCTTCCTGGAAGATCAAGCACAGTAAACACACTTCGTAGTCACATTGACAAGATGAAGACAAAGGGATGTTCGCCAGATCTTCTAATTGTTGACTATGCGGGTATTATGCGTAGTACCAACAAGTTTGACCTTCTCAGAATGGAACTCAAAGAAGTAATTCAAGAGTTGAGAGATCTTGCTGAAGAGTTGGATATACCATGCTGGACAGCCCTTCAATCAAACAAAGAAGGATCTAAATCTGACATTGTAGATCTTGATAACATGGCAGAGAGCTACGCACAGGCAGCAATTGCTGATGTCGTCTTCGGTCTTGGTAGAAAATCAGAAGAAAAATCAACTGGTCTTGGCAGTTTGTTCATTGCAAAGAACAGAGCGGGCATGGACGGAATTAAATATAAAGTTATGGTTGACACAGCAAGAAGTACGATATCTATTTTGACCAAAGAGGACGCAGACGCTCTGAGTTCTCAGGTTGAAGAAAAGATAAAAGAAACTGAACAGCACAATAACAACCTTGCTGCAAAAAACGCTCGCAAATTGATCAAAACCAATTTTTTTAAACCTGTAAAATAATATGTCTTTTTTTAATGAATCTTCACAAAATAAATTTTTTTATAACGTTCACTCTTCATACGAAGAAACAAAAAATGTTCAATTTAAAAGTGAATGTTATTACCTTCTTGAATCAGGATTAAAAATTGCATATCATCATTCTTATCATGATCACGAAGATGAGTTTGGCAAGTGGAATGACTTTGATCCCAACAAAGACATACGAATTCCGGCAGAAATCAAATACAAAAGCAAAGTTGTTAAAATGTGTTTCTTAGTGTGGGAAGAACATACAGTTAGTCGTCAGTATTGGAATGAACTCCAAACGCGAACCATAACAACTTGGCGTGAAAAGCAAAAGATTTTTGACACACAGATGCGCCATCTTACCACCGAGTCTGCACAAAAAGCAGTACAAGAATGGTTCAAAAACAACAAGATGTTATTTCCACTACGTGACTATCAGCCACTCAGTTTAAAGGAGTCACCAACTCAACCATGATGATCAAGTCCAGAGAATGTTTGCTAGAATCTTAGAAACCAGACATGATAACAATGAATGACAATGTTCCGCGTATTAGTCCCATTAGAACAAAAAGAGTAGTTTATAAACCATTCTCGTACGAACAAGCTTATGACTACTGGCTGAAGCAACAAAATGCTCACTGGCTTCACACAGAAATACCAATGAGCAGCGATATTCAAGACTGGAAAACCATCTTGAATGAATCAGAAAAATCTGTAGTTGGAGGAATTTTAAAAGGATTCGTTCAAACAGAACTTGTGGTGAATGACTATTGGAACAACCGTGTTTCCAAGTGGTTCCCGCACCCAGAAATTGTGATGATGGCAAGTGCTTTTGGAAACATGGAAACTGTACACACGATAGGTTATGCACAGTTAAATGATAGCTTGGGGTTACTAGACTATGAAGCTTTCTTACAAGAACCAACAGCAAAAGCCAAAATTGATAGATTGGTTGATTTTCCAGAGTCAAATCTTTCTGACGAAGATATCGCTAAAAGTTTGGCAGTTTTCTCAGGCTTTACAGAAGGTGTCGCTCTTTTTAGTAGTTTTGCAACTCTGCTTAATTTTAGTAGGTTTAACAAACTGAAAGGCGTTGGACAAATCATTTCATTCTCCATCAGAGATGAATCTTTGCATTCTGAAGCTGGTTGTTGGTTGTTTAGAGAATTTGTAAAAGAAAATCCTCATGTCTGGACAGATGAGCTTAAAAAAGAAATTTACGAAGCAGCAAGAATTGCCGTATCTCTAGAAGACGACTTCATTGACAAGGTTTATGAAAAAGGAAATCTTGAGGGATTGGATCATAAAGACCTTAAAGTATTTGTAAGAAACAGAGCAAACATAAAACTTGGTGATCTTGGACTTAAAACAAACTGGAAAAACCTTGATCAAGAAGCTTTGAAGAGAATGAGTTGGTTTGACTTTCTGAGTTCTGGTGTTGAACACGCAGATTTCTTTGCAGGTAGAGTATCTGCTTATTCAAAAGGTACAATAAATTTTGATAAAATGTGGGATGATGATAATGAAAGTGGTGAAGAAGTAAAATGATTCCCGGCGATTTAGAACAGTTAAAACAACTCGGTGACGCTCCTCTTTGGATGACGGAAGAAAGTTTAAAAACTTTGCAAGGAGGTTATCTCTTGCAAGGAGAAACTCCAAGAATGATGTACACCAGACTTGCAAGAGCATCTGCAAAAGCTCTAAAACAAGAAGATACTCTAACAGAAAAATTTTTCAACATTATGTGGGATAACTGGCTTTGTCCAGCATCACCAGTTTGCTCAAACCTTGGAACTGAGAGAGGTTTGCCTATTTCTTGTTTTGGTTTGCATGTTGGAGACAGCGTAGATGAAATCATGAGTTCCATGTATGAAGTTGCAATGCTTTCAAAGCATGGTGGCGGACTCGGAACTTATTGGGGCGATGTGAGAGGAAGAAATAGTCCAATTGCAGGAAATGGAAGATCTGATGGAATTATTCCTTTCAACAAAATTTATGACAGCACCATTCTAGGAATAAGTCAAGGCGGAACAAGAAGGGGAGCAGGAGTTTCTTATCTTCCAATTGAACATCCAGATGCAGACGAATTTCTTGAAATGAGAAGACCTTCTGGGGACATCAACAGACAGTGTTTAAACATTCATCATGCCGTTTGCATCTCAGACAACTTCATGGAAAAAGTTGTTGCTGGCGATGAAGAAGCTAGAGTAAAGTGGACAAAGTTGTTAAAATGTCGTTTTGAAACTGGAGAACCTTATTTCTTCTTTTCTGACACGGTATCACGCCACAGACCAGAATGTTATAAAAATCTTGGTTTGGATGTAAAGTCTTCACAATTGTGTAATGAAATTTATCTTCACATGGATGGAGATCATACTTTCGTTTGTTGTCTTAGTTCCATGAACCTTACTAAGTGGGATGAGTGGAAAAACACAGATGCAGTTCAAACTGCAATTTGGTTCCTTGACGGTGTCATGGAAGAGTTCATTCAGAAAACAGAAGGAAAATCTGGATTTGAAAGAGCAAGACGTTTTGCGATCAAGAGCAGAGCACTTGGCTTGGGGGTTTTAGGTTTTCACAGTTTACTACAAAAAAAAGGACTTTTGTTTGACTCTTTTGAAACCTACCTGTTGAACAACCAAATTTTCAAAAGAATAAGAGATGAAGCCGACAAAGCAACTTTGGAACTTGGACTAAAATATGGTGAAGTTGAATGGACAAAAGGAACCGGAAGAAGAAACACTCACTGTATTGCCGTGGCTCCAACCGTAAGCAACTCTATTATTTCTGGGAACGTCTCTGCTGGAATTGAACCTTTTGCGGCCAATGCTTATGCACAAAAAACTGCCAAGGGAACATTTTTACAAAGAAACAAAGAACTTGAAGCATTGCTTGAATCTCTTGAAAAAAACACAGAACAAGTTTGGAGTTCCATAGTAAACAATGAAGGAAGCGTTGCTCATCTTAGTTTCTTGACACAAGAACAAAAACAGCTATTTGCCACTGCAAGAGAAATAAATCAGTTTGCGGTTGTTAAACTCGCAGCAGCTAGACAAAAATGGATTGATCAAGGACAGTCTCTCAACTTGTTTTTTCCGGCAAACACAGATCCAAAATATTACAATCAAGTTCATCTGGAAGCTTGGAAAGCTGGTTTGTTGGGATTGTACTACTGTCGCACCGGATCTGCTCTTAAAGGTGATTCTGGATCAAGAGAGTACAAGCGAGAATCAACAGAATGCAAGATGTGTGAAGGATAACATGGAATTTCAAAGTAATCAAAATATTTGGATAAAAGCTGGTGCATTAAAAGGTATTGGAGAAACGCAAGATCTTATTGGAATTTTACTTGAACCAAACGATCCAAAGATTAAACCAAACCAAAGAACAGAAATAGAAAAGTTGATGATCCAAAACAACCAAGAACACAACAAAATTTTGGTTATTTATCACTTTCAGACAAAGACAATTGTTTTAGTTGGAAAACAAATATTAGAACATTTAATTTTTAGCGGCAAAGCAAAAATTTATAAATAAATTATCTACCCACCAAAAAAGGCATATTTAGTTCATGAAATAGTAATATGCCCAACAACACACTTACAGTTAAAAAATTAAAAGAATTTAATGCAGTCGGCGGTGGAAACATCGTTGGAACTGCAAATGCTAATGTTTTACCATCTGCTTCTTGGGGTGGAGGTAAAACAGTAAAAGCCAAAGTGAAAAAAGAAGCTTCTGAACCACAGAAAGTTGATGATGGAGTTTTCATGGATCGCCACGTTCCGAAAAATGTTGTAAACAAAAACAAGTCAATGTTTGCAAACAACAAAGACAACCAAAAAGTCCCAGATGTTCTTGCGAACACAAAAGCCGGAATCATGGTTGTTTCTGAAAATATTGAAAAGATGTTGGAAGTTTTAAACATCAACGAAGGAGTTATTAAAGAAGCTGCCCATTCAATCCTTACGGAAAAAGCAATTAAAATGCTTGAAAGAAAACTTGTAAAAGAATCAAGAGCAATGATGGAACTTCTTGTGTTAAAAGAAATTGCGGCAAACCACAAACACTTGTGGGAAAGTGCTGACACCACAGAACTAACTCAAAAAATTCTTGGTCCAGCCTATGCTTTGATCCATGGAGAAGGAAACTATCTCCCAATATTTCAAACACTAAAAAACTACGTTGAACCAATCGTTGCTGAAGTTACAAGAACCATGAAAGCAAAACAACTTTTACAGAAGAAATATGGACAAGTAACTCCAAACCAAGAAAAGGTATTAAACATCACTCTTTCAAAAGATGTTTCTAAACTGGTAAAACTTTTTCTACATCTTGAAAAAGTAGCAAACCTGATTAATTTTGGAAGAACAGATCTTGAAACTGCAAGAAAAAGCAAAACTCTATTAAATCCAAAGAAAGAAGTGGTAGAAGTCATGGCTGGAATTGAAGGTTTAAACGCAAATCAGTTTGCATATGAACTCGTTCAACTTCCAGGAATGACCCAGAGAGAATTTGCAAGATTTGCAATTGAAACCTACAGAAAAGGAAACCTTAACAAAATTTCTCTTGGAGTAAACACAGACACACAAGTAAACCCAGAACCAAAGAATCTTCTTGGTAGAGTTACAGACTACTTCAAAAATAAATTGGGGAGATAATCACAATGAACTTGAACGAATTTCTTTTCTCTGAAGGAAAATTTGACGTTGAACTTATTCAACAAAAATATAGAGATTATTTAAACAAGGCCGGTGATCAGGCTTTTGAACCTTTACTCTGGCTTGAAAGAATTGTGGGTTTACAAAAACTTGGATCAGGTTCAGCAAGAACTGTTTTTTTGATTGATTCAAAAAGAGTTTTAAAGTGGGCTGGAAATGTAAGAAGTTTTACAAGCTTTGAAAAAGGTAGAGCGCAAAATAAAGCCGAACTAGAAGTTTCACAAAATTCTGAATTTGGTAATCTTATAGCCAAAATCTATAGACATGATGGGTGGAAGTATGACTGGCTTCTTTCCGAATTAGTTCGCCCCATAACAAACACCAAAGAATTTAAACAACTAACAGGGATGCACTATAGAAATTTTCATCATGCACTTTATGGAGAAGAAGAAAGAGTAAACGATCAAAAAACTTTTACAAATCCATTTTTCTTGGAAATTAAAAAGTTGATAGAAGCTGAAAATTTAATAACAGGTGACGTTGCAAAGTATGATCACTATGGCAAAACAGCAGACGGAAGAGTTGTTTTATATGATTACGGATATACCTCTGATGTTTGGGAAAAGCTTTATAAAGACAAATGAATAGTTTGTTAACAAAATTCATTTTTTCTGAATCTCGTAAGTTTAATCCAAAAACTGACATGGAAAAATACTATGATTTTCAAGAGAAAGATGAATATTATCAAAAAATAAATCATCGGCTTGAACTGAATAAAGACGAAGAACAAGAACATAAACTTCAGTGGATTAAATCTCAACCTGGAGTTAGATTTATTGATCAAGGAAGCAGTAGGTGTGTTTTTGCGCTTGACAATAAATACGCTCTGAAAGTTGCTGGAAATATTTGGGATGCTGGTGACAACAGCTATAGAAAAGGCATTGCACAAAACAAAGTTGAATATAAACTTTCTCTAAATAGTGAAATACACGATGTTCTAGCAAAGGTTTACGACAACGCACCGGACTATGAATGGATTGTTTCAGATCTCGTCAGACCCTTGAATGATAATGATGAGAATACGTTTTATGAGTTGACTGGTGTCACGTTTAATGCCATGATGAGCTATCTTTATCAGATTGAAAATGGAAATAAACCACCAAGTTTAGGCCATTTTGTATCTCAGATAGAAAAAGCAGTAAAACTTGGAAAATTAGCACTTGACGATTTTCGGCCAAATCAATTTGGAAAAACTGCCGATGGAAGAATAGTCATTCTTGACTATGGATTCTCTGATGATGTTCAGCAAAACTACTATCGTTCAAGGAGTAATGAAGATGGGTATTAAATCTTTTATTTTTGAAGAATTGGACAATGCTTCAACTATAAATCTCTATCATTTTGCTTGCAGCAAAAATGAAAAACTTTTACTTGACCCGAAAAGATTTGGAGAAAATCATTATTCTAAACGCGAAAAAAATACAAGCAACGTTCCCAGAGTATTTTTTTATACTAAACCAGAACAAAAAGAATCTTTTTTTGATTCTGCACACTGCATGTATTTCGCCAATGTTCCAAAGTCAAAAATTTACAATCTTAAACAAGATTCAAGTGAACTCAAAAAAATCTTTTCTACTTCAATTGGAAGAGTAGACTTTGACGCAATTTTGAAATTTTTAATAAAAGAACAACAGTATGACGGTGTTCTTTACGATGTTGGAGCTTTTGAAGTTGTTGCATGGTTCAATCCAATCATGGTTCAAAAAGTAGAAGAATAATAATTTCATATT